ATGTCTTGCCGATAGTCATCTTTGCTCACATAAGACGTATGAACTTCACGTTGAAATTCGTTCATCTCGTCTTGGAGCTTTCGGATGCTCTCCCAGATCATTCTGAGTATCCAGCCAATAACAGCACCGGCTCCTGAGATAATCAGATTGATCGTGTCTTGAGACATTATGCACCTGTAAATTCTACCCATTGATGGGTATCTTCATTCCAATAATATAACTTTCCGTCTGTTGGGTACGGAATAGGAGCTTGCCACTGGCATGTCTCTGTGTTGAGCAGCCAGCTAGGGTATGGTTTTGGAGCAATAAACGCATCAAGAACAGAATCGTATGTGTATCCAATTCCAGCGTAATTCTTGCGGAAGTTACCGTTGTATGATGTCTGCTTCCAGTTTGTGTAACCGCCAGACCATTCAGTCAAAAACGCAACACCAACCGGTTCACTTTCTGGGAACGGCAAATTATTGATCGTTTCATTGTTGACGACATTAACGTTGATAACAATGTTTTGATCATCCAGCTTTGCAAAATTTGCCATGTTTCACCTTACGCCGTGTATGTACCGTTGCCCGTGAAGGCCAAAATTTTATTTGCGCCAACGGTAGTGATTGTTGGAGAACCTGTTGTAGTTCCGCTGTAAGAAGCTGTTGGAACCGACAAAATAACTATTCCTGAGCCGCCAACTCCACCAATAAATGCGTTACCGCCACCACCACCGCCGCCTGTGTTAGCTGTGCCATTAGTGCCAGTAATCCCCCCTGCTCCACCTCCGCCATTACCGCCAGCAGAACCGTTAAACGACCCCCCGCCGCCAGCATAATAGACTGCTGTGCCTGTAATAGAAGATTGCAGCCCAATACCACCAGCCCCGGCTGTTCCACCAGACGAATTTGCCCCTACTGCGCCAGCACCACCACCACCGCCGCCTCGGTCACTTGCAGAACTACCGCCTGAGTTACCTTGACCAGAAGTTCCAGCAGCACCGTTTACAACAGTGCCAGAATTAGAAAACGCGCCCCCGCCAGAGCCACCAGTACCACCAGGATCAGCACCAGTCTTACCGCCGTAACCACCACCTTTTGCAGTGATGCTACCGAATACAGAGTCTACCCCTACTGATTGACTTGCGCCGCCTGCACCGACGGTGACGGATAAAACGCTTCCAGTTGAATATACCGCTGAGTTTGCAAGATAACCACCAGCACCACCGCCAGATGCCCCCCCGCCGCCGCCGCCACCAACGACAAGATATGTTATAGTATACGCTGGGCCTGTAGTAATGCTATTTGACGCGCTAGATGGAACACTATTACCAACAATATTTGTTGCGTAAACAGTAAATGTATAGGTTGTACTACCCGTAAGACCCGGAACAGAAATAGGCGAAGTTGTCCCTGTAGCAGTAATACCGCCGGGGCTAGACACGGCGGTGTAACTTGTAACTGTCGAACCATTGTTGCTAATAGGTGCTGTAAATGGAACACTTGCTGTAACACTAGAAACAGTCACCGTGCCAATAGTTGGTGCAGATGGAACGGCGGGAGTTTGAAAATACGGACCGGTGCTTGCTGTACTAGTTCCAACCGAATTGGTTGCGGTCAACGTTGCCGAATAAACGGTGCTGTTTGGAAGCAAAGTTGCTGTCAACGGTGACGATGTTCCAGTCACAGTTTTTATCAACGTCGAACCGCTATAAATTTTAGCCGTAACGCCAGTAATAGGAGCGCCGCCGTTAAACCCAAGCGTATAAGGAATTTGAACAGACGATGTTGTTGATGTAATTGACGCAAAAGAAACAGAAGCTGTCAAATCTGTAGACGCAACAGTTTGTCCTCTAGACACGGTATATGTTCCGGTGGACCCAGACGTGCCGGTTAATTGCGCGGTAATAGATGTATACTGCAATACATCTGTGTCTGTAATAACTTGCCCAACTGCAAGTGTGCCACTAGCAACGGCGGTAACGGTCATTGTTGAGCCGCTTATTGAAGCGGTAAACACGGAAGAATTAGCAAAAACAGGTGCATTAGGAACAGTGTTAGCCGGTGTGCCCGGCCAATTGCGCGCCCCCAACGATTGTTGCTGTTCGTCCATAGACCAAATGCCCGGCGCCGTTGCAAGCGTCGTGCGGTTTTGTGGACCAATAATGCCGCCGTTGCCTTTACGCATTAGCTGATGACCTCGTAAGATGCTACTGCTTCAAGTTTAGACGCGGTGTCTGCGGTCAAACTTAACGTATCCCCTTCTTCAAGGTAGATAGATTTAGACAGCACGTCTAGCCCTGCGCCAGCGGGAATAGAAACTTGATACAGTAATCGCGTAGACCGTGTGGTTACCGTTATTTTGTAAGACGCAGTGGCATCTATGTTACAAACGTAAAGCGCGTTTACCTTAACTACGGTGTTAGACGCAGCGGTTACAATCGCGGTGGCGGACACGCCAACAGCTTGTACGGCGGTTTTACCGATAATAGATTTCGGAAAAATCATATTAGGGGCGGTCATTAGTTTTGTCCTCCAAATACCATTGCCGCCACTAATGGTCGGGCAAACGATGATGACATAAGTTGCGAGAATATGATACTATCTGTTCCTACTACAATAGGGCTGCTAGTATCTTGCACCCACAACGTATTAGCAAGCGTAGTGCCGTAATTTATTATAAACGCATCGCCGGCCGCCATTTCAGATGACTCATCGTAATCTGTAGCGCGTGTAAGTACCCACGAAGCACCTATACTGGTAACAGTATACGCGCCATTTTGCACGCCATTAGCTTGATCTTTTATTAAAATACGGTTTGTCACCACAGGGGTAAACCCGTCAACGGTAAATGTCCCGCTGCCGCTAAGAGTAGCCCCTACGCCTGCCGCGCCGTTACTATATGTAGCTGTCAAAGGTAAAGTGGTAGCGTAATCACAAGGAATTTGCGCTTCCAGACTATTTATTTGAGCGGATATGTACTGGTACAACAAATCCATTGTAAGTTTTTTTGTCGTAGCGCTTTGCACAATCGGGATTAGATCCGCGCTTGTTGTCGAAAGCGCTGCAGGCAAAGCGGAAATTGCAACATTGGCCATATTAGAAGTTCCCTGCAAAAATGTTGAACCGCTGGCGGGTGCTGACGATAGCGTATGGGATGCTCATAACATCGTCAGGGTTGTTGATGCGCTTCAAGTTGCGTTTGGCGGACATAGCAATGCGTTTAACTTGCGGTGATGGCTCAACATGAAATTCAGCGGCCAATTCACAAGCAAAATTATACCGAAACGCGCGAAGATACCCCGGCGGAAAAGTTAACTCGGTGGTCAATGACGCAGGCTGGGTCAGCTCCGTAACCGAAATGAAATGCCATTCAAGCACTTTGGTAGGCTTGGGGTAGACATACATGTCGATGTTCGGGTAGTCCATATTAATCCAAATCACCTGTGGGTATGTGCTGGTCACGGTCTTAACCGCAATGCCGTCATACTGCTGCTGGTTGATGATCTTGATGCCGTAGGAAATGCCCGAAGCAGGGTCGATAAAGTATGTAGAGTCATCCAGCAAAATTGGGCGGTTGCCCACAAAATTGCCGCTAGGGCCAAGCGTGCGGCTCAACACATTGGGCGGCCACGAGAACACTTGGTCTTGCGTAGAAAATACTGAAAGGCGTTCGGTGTTCCACGAGTCAATCATTTGATTAAACGAACGCAAATTGTCTTGATAGACCGACTCTGGCAATACGTTACCAGAGTCCGTCAGACCAAGCAAACGATGCACATCGTTTATGACGTCGCGGGTTGTAGTCATCCTAACGTCGCGCCTCCGCCGTTACTCATTTGACCGGGATAGTTCATAGACCCGCCAATAGTTGTATCGGTGTATATGTTTGAATTAGGTACCGCGCCAATTTTAGTAGACGGCAATTTATTAAGGTTTGTGCGCATAATATTGCCCAAATCATTTTTAAGGTACGCCACAGTTTCTGGCGCAGCGCGGGCGCCGTATTCGGGGGCTAGGTCAACCGCCAAAGACAACTCTAACAAGCGTTGGTACCCAAAAGGCAAATACTGCGACGCGGTAAGCGAAGTGTAATCCGAAATCATTTTTTCGGCTTTGATATGGATAGAAAGGCTACCTGTCGGCGTAGGATAAATAACTATCTGCCCAAACGGCGCGTTAGGGCGGTACAACAATTTTGTAGGTGTCGCCGCCGTAGCCGCTTTGTCCGAAATGTTAGTCCAATACTGTTCCGTAATCAAACCCATAGGGGTATCAACATTAGACGCATTGCGGGTGAACGCACCAACAACGCGAATGGGCCGAACGGTGTAGAAATCGTTTGCGGTAAACACCGGAAGTCCAGTCGCAGGAGATGCTGTGCCGCCCGCTACAGGGTAGGTAAACGTATTGGCGCCTGTAACGGTGACGGTTGCCGCAATGTTATACCCAGCCTGTGTGGCGCCGCTTACAGAAATAGAATTGCCTGTTTGTAGACTGTGCGGGTTTTCAGTTACGGCGGTAGCCGTGGTTCCGGCGGTAGTAAGTGATATTAGGGTCACTACCGCGTCGCCGATACAATAATTATTTTTAGTTGTAAGCGTAAACGGTTCATCTTGAGTGCAATAATAATATTGCGGATTTGCCGAAAACGAGTCAATAATAGAATTTAAACTGTACAACGCATCTTGTGCTTCAGATGAAGCTGGGGCTTCACCAGGCGACAACACGCCCAATAGACGTAGAGATTTGTAAATTATCTCTTGGGCGGTGGCGGGCATAAACTTAATCCTTACACAGATTGCTTGCGACGGCGGCGCGTCTCAAGATCATTGGATGGCTGATTATCGTTGGGTTCATTGGGTTTGTCAATGTCAAAACGAAACCAACCGTTCTTCTCATCGTCATCTGCTTCAGCATCAGAAATAGCAACTTTAGTGCCGTGGTCTGGATGGCGAAGGTAAATGTGCATTTAACACCTTTGAAAAATGCCCCGCACCGAAGCGCGGGGCAAGTTGGGGAGGATTAGCCGATACGGTAGAGAGACCAAGAACCGTCGCCGGTTTTAACAGCGCGGAAAAGCTGTGCGGTGCCAGCGGTGGCAACGACAGTCATCAAGCCAACAAGGGTCCAGCCCGTGTTGGTAACCAGCGTGATAACGCCGGAGCTGGAGCCGTTAACGTTAATAACCGAAAAATCAAAGCAGCTATTAACTTTGGCAGACGACACCAAAACTTCCAGATCAGCCACGGTAGGCAGAGTGTAGGAAGCAGCGGATGTGCCGGGGGAGCCAAGGATAATGCCGTTTGCCAACTGGGCAGCGGTCAGAGTTGCGGTAGCGGTGGCAGTCGCAGGAGTAGCCTGAGTGCGGATTTGCACTTCAGCTACGTTGCCGTCACCGAGCTGGTAACCACCAGCGCCATTAGGAAGAGCCATGATATTTACTCCTAGAAGGATTGAAAGGGTGAGGCGCGGGTATTACCCCGCGCCAATTATGGATTAGCCCCAAAGACGAACGGCCATTGGTGCGCGGATCACGGAGTAGCCGTACAGTACGTCAATACGGCAAGGCATACGGTCATTGTTGATGTCGTACTGGCGAACAATACGCATCGAAATGCCGTTATGAACCTGACGCGAAGCCATATCCACACCCTGTGGCAGCAGAAGATCGGCGGTGCCGAGAGTGATAGCGTTCTTCTGGTAGATCAGGTTCTGTGGGTACTGAGTGCTTGCTGCACCAACCACGGTCACGACAGCGCCCGAAGCTGGGAACGCGTTGATGGTGGCCAGAGCATTTGCGGGGCTGTACATGGCTGGGGCAACACTTATCGAAGCCCAGTTGCCCGAAGAAGCCGCAACGGCTGAAGTTACAACAAACTGCTGCAACGAACCGGTGGACTGACGGGTTTGTGGGTTGACAGCATAGACACCAGCAACAGTGAACACATCACCCTGTGTAAAAGTAGCAGAACCCGTGTCGCCGTTGATGGCGATGGTGGACTGGCCTTCAGTTGTGATGGTTGTTGCAACGGTCAGCGAAGCAGTAGCTGAACGCGTACCGGTGGTGTGCTGTGCAATTGACTGCGACATATTGATTTCGTCGTAGCCAAGGACGCCCTGACCCATCATGCCGTTTTTGAACTGGCGGCTAATGGTATCAACTGGGTTGAACAGACCTTTCATGCCTTCGACCAGACCAGCGTTAGCGGCTGGGTTGACGGTAGCATAACGGTCGTTCATTGGGACAGCGTATTCGTTCAGTTTCTGCTGGCCCTGCAACAGAACCAAAGAAGTTGAAGGAACCGAACCGGGGGTGCCGACAGTGGAGTAGATGTTCTTGTAAGCGTTAGCAACGTCGGCGTCCACAGAGGAGGCCAACTGGCTAACACGAGGCTTCAGAACACGCTCTGCAAAGTCATCCAACTGCATTGTCAATTCGGCGGATGTGAAGTTAACGCCGATATGCTTCTGAGTGGCGACAGTCAAAGTGGTGAACTGTTCGTTATCATCCTGCACCTGAAGGGCGGCGCCGTCGGTGACGAGAGCGCGGTCAGGCAAACGGATACGCAGGGTTGAGCCGATCTTAGCACCTTCAACAGCAAAGCTGTCGTCGTACTGACGGTTCACGTTACGGGAGAGCACCAGATTGTTCTCGAGGATTTCGAGAGCTTTCCGAGTGATCATGTCAATAGTAAGAATTGAGTTAGCCATTTTGGGTCAACCTTCCAAGGTTTGTGTTAGCGGAATTTCGACGCCTCTAGCTTCTTAATCTGGCGCTGCCGTTCGGCTGCGATCCAATCTGACGTACTCATAGCTTTAACAGAGCGTGGATCAGTCGTATCGTAAGCGGGAGACCCGCTGCCTCTTGCAGTAACCGGAGAAATCGGCGAAGGAGCACTCGAAGATTTCTTTACGGGCGGATCAGAAGCCAATCTAGCTTCGATCTTTCCAATTTCTTTTGCCTGCAAGATAGGTGGCAAACGAGCAATGCGATCAGCTTCTTTTGGGTTGGAGCCAAGGAAATAAGCTACATCCGGCCCAACATCAGAAGTCTGAATTGTCTCTGCCATAACGTCCGTGATGCGGAGGTTTGGATTGTACGCGACTTGTTCAAAGTCGTCATACTTACTCCGAGCATCTTCTTCACGGTCATGGTAGGCTTCGACAAATTCGGTGCGCTGTTTCTGCGCGTCCCTTCGTGCAAGCAGTTCTTCGGCTTTGCGGGTGGCTAATGCGTCTGCATAGTCATCCACAGAGTTAAACTGATCGGCGGAGGGCATTGCCGCAGGAGGTCGATTGGCTTCCGCCGCCCGTGCCGCCTGTTCGCGTTCCCATTTACGTTGTTCTCTTGCAAGACGTTTGCCAATAGCGGCGTCCAATTCTTCCTGAGTGAAGGTCTTGGAGGCTTCTGTTGACTGTTCTTCCGGCGTTGTAACTTCGGGGGCTGGGGCTGCCGTAGCTTCCAGTTCCGGCGCGGGAGCGTCCGCTAACACATCTTCCATTTTTTGACCCTTTCAAGTCCCTAGCTGTCCGCGCTAGTGCGGTTAGACGATTGGCTCCACCAACAGTTGATCACCACTTTCGGTAGCCAATATAACAAGACTTTCGGTTGCGAGGAATACGCCAATGATTGGCGTAGAAGCCGTTGCGCCCCCTAAAGTGGCTATGGTCCTAAGACCAATAGCCAATCCATTTCTAATCGAACCCCCGAAGCTCATCGGATGTTCATTGGTTTAGCGTAAAGAGTGCCCCCAGCGCTAATCTGGATGGCGCTGACGCGCCAGGCACCACTTACGGTAAGTGGAACGGTAAATGGAACCGGGGTGTTGGCCGGCAGCGGAATAGAAGCGGTCGTAGCCGTTACACCTTCGCCAATAGTTACATAAGCGTCGGAAGTGCACCAAATTAGCACGCCCTGCGGTCCAGCAGGCCATGTACCCGTTGAACCGGCAGTGCCAGTGTAGGCCACTGTTCTAGCCGGAAATGAGGTGTCCGCGCATGTGTCTAAAAGTTCCATGATAAACCTTCTTTATTCAAGGGCTGCATTATGACAGAAAACGCAACTTATACAAGGTCTGAAGATAGAGGGCGACAATTTCGTCAATGATGTTCTGCAACGCGGTGTCTTTGGGGTCAACAACCTCATCGCGGCATTTTTCAATTTCGTCCAACTGATCAGCCAAAAACTCGGTTACGTTGTTGGTTTTTTTGGCGGACTGCAACGAAATTCCACCAACCAACCCGTGGCGCCCTTGGTAAGTTTCCGTAAAAGTATCAGCCAAATCAACGATATTTTCGTAGAATTTTTGCAAGGCTTTGTGTTTTGCATAGCTACGCGTGTTAAGATGCACCGAGTGCGTAACGTCGCGTGCCAGAAACAACATGCCGATAAAATCTGCTGGGTTTTTCGACATTTTTACCGCCTAATTGGTGCTTCAGGGTTAGCTTGATACGGCGACCAGCCCGGTACCAAGACCGATGGTGCGCCAATTTGTGGTGCGATAGGCGGCGCGCCAGGCATACCAGGTGCGGCTGGCTGTTCTTCGCCCATAAGCTGTTGATTTGGCATATCGGCCAACAAATCGCCGCTGGAAATCATGCCATGAACCGTACCCAAAACAATGTCTTGGATTTGCTCTGGCGACATGGATGCCTGCAACGCCTGCATACGTTTGGTCTCGGCGTCGTATGCTTTGATTGCGGCTTCAAATTCTTTGCGCTCCAAATCCTGCACTTCGACCGATTTGTGGACCGATTGCAGCATGGAGTGCATTTTGTCCATCTCGGCCTGCATTGCCTGCATTTGCTGTTCGGC